CGCAAGCGCGCGCGGCTATCAGGCTTTGCCGTTTTGGCTGCCGTAGCAAAAGCTCCGTCAGGAACGTCAGTCTTCGACGCTGTGCGAAACTCCTTATGGCAACTTCTCATTGCCGAAGGTCACGTCGCTGGCACAGTTCTCTGACCGAGCGATTCGCCGTAAGATACACCCTCAACCGCTCAAGGAGCCAAGCAAATGTCCGATCAGTTCCCTCTCAAGCCCGACGCCTTCACCGGCGGCAGCCGTCTTACCGCACAGCAGAGAAGCGAAGGCGGCGCTGCAGCGCCGCTTTTCGAGCTGCTGAACGAAGCCGCCCGCGGAGTGTCCGGTGACCTTTCCGTGGCACCCGGCGCTGCGGCAGTCGACCTTTCGGCCCTCACCGCCGAGCAGCTTGCGCCGCTGAATGGCGGAGTAACGCGAGTCACCGGAGCCGTGGCTGACATCACGCTACCGCCCATCGCCACCACGCCCGAAGGTTGGAGCCACACCTTCATCTCGGTCGACGGTACCGCGAGCACACAGACCATCTCGCCGACCGGCGCAGACACGGTGAACTCCGCGGTCTCGTTGGACTTCAGCTACGATCATCAGGCCATCAAGGTCTACCGCCCCGCCGCCGGTGCTGACTGGGTTGTTGCTGCGTAAGCCACATTCGGCGGTCTGCCTAGCGGGCTGAGGTAGACTCTTCTAATGGGCAGCCGCAACGAAAACAAGGTACCGGAGACCGAAGGCCCGTCCGCAGCAAGCACGGCGGAGGCACTGGTCAAGGCCAGCATTCTCGGTTCCGGTCGTGACGGCACGGAGCAGTCGAACGTACTGCAGACGCCCGACGAGCAGCGCACGCTGTACTCCCACGCGGGGGCCATTGAGCCCCCACTAGACCCGTTGTCCCTGGCAAACCTGCTGGAGATGTCGGGTGCTTTGCGTTCCAACGTCGACGCCTACTCGGTCAACATCGACTCGTTTGGTCACCGCTTCGAGCCGCTGCTGGACCTCGAGTCCGATGAAGCGTTCGACAAAGTGAAGCTCGCCATGGTGCAGGAACGCTTGCTTGGGCTGCACGTAGCTCCCGACGAGGACGACGTGGACAAGGTGTTACGCCTCGCCAAGAAGCCCACCGGGTACAGCACCCACGATCGCATTCCCGACCCTGGCGCCGACCTGCCCGACCCCACCGACGCGGAAGTCGAAGAGCGTATGGTGAGCATCCGCCGGGAGATGATCCGCGAGCGCATCGCCGTCGAAAAGTTTTTCTCGTTCTGCACGGTGGACGAGTCGTTCGAGAAACTGCGTATGAAGATGCGCCAGGATCTCGAGACCACGGGTAACGCCTACTGGGAAGTCCTGCGCAACGCCGACGGCGAGATCGTTCAGTTCGACTACGTGCCGAGCTACACTGTGCGGCTGCTACCGACCGAGCAAGTACCGCAGAAGGTGAAGATGCCCGTGCGGGCGACCTTGATCACCACCACCGATGAGTTTGTCAACAAACGCTTCCGTAGGTTCGCCCAGGTCGCGCAAGGCCCCACGCGAGACAAGAGCTTGGTCTGGTTCAAGGAGTTTGGCGACTCCCGGCTGTACTCACATCTCACCGGCAAGCAATACGCCACCGAAGCCGCCATGCGAAAAGCGGAACCCGACGCGCGGCCGGCGACGGAGATGATCCACTTCAAGATCCACAGCTCCCGGTCGGCCTACGGGCTGCCGCGCTGGGCGAGCGAGATGCTTGCGGTGGTCGGCTCCCGGCACGCTGACGAGATCAACCTGGCGTACTTCGAGAACAAGTCGGTCCCCCCGCTCGCCATCCTGGTGTCTGGTGGGCGGCTAGTGAAGGAGGACGTCGCGCGGCTCGAGGACTTCATCAAGAACGAGATTCGCGGCAAGCGCAACTTCCACAAGATCATGATTCTGCAGGCCGAGTCAGGCGACAACGCGACTCCTGGGCTGTCGACCGGCCGAACGAAAATCGAGCTCAAGCCGCTGACCGAAGCGCAGACCAACGACGCACAGTTCATGAACTACAAGGAGAAGAACACCGATGCGATCGGGATGGTGTTCCGACTCCCGAGGCTGCTTCGCGGCGACGCCCGCGACTTCAACCGTGCCACCGCACAGACGTCGTTGGAGTTCACCGAGCAACAGGTGTTCAGCCCCTTGCGTAAGGACTTCGACCACTTCGTCAACCGCTGTGTGATGCCGATGCTCGGCGTCAACTTCTGGCGATTCGTGTCCAAGGGGCCGGACTTCAGCGACCCGTCGGCGTTGCTGGAGCAGGTCAACGAGACCGCGAAGTCCAACTTCCTCACCCCGGAAGAGCTCCGCGAGATCGCCGGCCGGGGATTCGGTGTCGACTTTCCCAAGCTCGACCAGGACTGGGTGACGCGCCCCATCTCGCTCACCTTGGCGGGGATCTCCACCGCTCAGGTCGACCCTGCGGCGGCGAGCGCCAGCAGAGAAGCGAGCGACCCGGACCCCGCCGCAGGCACGGACGACCGCCCGCCCCCGGAGGCCGAAGACCCCGTGGCCAAGAAGGCCGACGAAATGATCGCGCTCGCCAAGGAGTTCGCTCGCCGTGAGTGGGAGGTCGCAGCCGATGCACGGCGTGACGCCTAGCGTTTGCGGGTGCGTGCACACGGAGTGGGGCAAGGCCCGGCGTGCTGCAAACCATTTGCTCAAGTCAGCGTTTCGCGTCGACTTGCGCAAAAGCCTGAACCCGCTCGACCAAGACGACTTCCTACTGATCATTGCGCAGTTGAGTGACCAACTGCGAGCGATCACGGGGCCGCTAGAAAAGCAGGCGGTGCGCACCGCCTTGCGAATGCTCGACGTGGACTTCGCGACGCTCACCTCGGCTGAGCTCGGGCGGATCGTTCATGCGACCAACCTGTCGATGATGGGCATCCCGGCTCGCGTGATGCCAGAGATTCAGGCAACGCTACGCGCCGACACGACCGAGACCGTGGCGCAGACCAAGATCCGCTTGGCGGGTACGTACAACCTCGCCATCAGCACCACGTTCGACGCGGTAGATCAGAACATCGTCGACGCGCTCAGCCGTGTTGGCGGATGGGTCACCGACGAGTACGGGCGGCGTGCCGCGTCGTTCACCACCGGCGTCGAGCGCATCGTTGCCCGCGGTATGGCCGAGGGCCTCCGTAACGAGGAGATCGCCAAAGACCTTCGAGCGCACGGACGTTCGGTTGCCATCGACCAACCGCGAGAATACTGGCGTCTCGTCGCTACGAACGCATCCAACCGCGCTCGCGGCTGGGGAAACGTTCGCGGCATGGACGAGGCCGGCATTGCGAACATGGTCTACTCGGCCGTGATGGACGAGCGCACGACCGACATTTGCCAGGCGCTCGACGGGACCGTGTTCCCGGTCAGCCGTGGGCTGGCCGCTTACGCCGACCTGGAGACCGCAGCGCAAGCGGACCCGCAGGCAGCCGAGGTCTTGTGGCCTTTCGTGAAGGAGCGCTCGCTCGGCGGCGGCGTCAAAGAGATGTTCGTCGAGCCCCGTGGGGGTGCGCGCACCGTGCTCGGTCAGCGGACTCCGACTGGCTTTCAAGGTATGCTCTCACCCGACCAACTCGCTGCGGCCGGCGTGATTGTTCCACCAGTCCACCACCACTGCCGGTCGACGCTGATTCCAGACATCTGATCATGCACTCGTTCCTGCGCACACTTACCACGGATCAACGCAAGCGGGTCGTCGACGCGATCACCAGCGCGTTGGAGATCACCTTCACCGAAGACGGCGCGCGCCAAACACAAGCCGAGATCAAACGCCGCTTCGAGATGTGCTTGGCAATGGTCGCCGAGCTGCGCACCGACCTTCGCTGGTCGTTTGCGCGGATCAGCGATACGCTACCACTGGGCGCGCGCCAAACACAGGCCGAGATCAAACGCCGCTTCGAGATGTGCTTGGCAATGGTCGCCGAGCTGCGCACCGACCTTCGCTGGTCGTTTGCGCGGATCAGCGATACGCTACCCACTGCGTTGCGCGCCAAACTCGACGGCGCGGACTGGAACCCTTCAACTCGCAACTCGTGGACCAAAGACGAGACCACGGGATTGATCCTTCCCCCCGGAGCCAGGTAGCTCCGAAACCCCAGGAGCCAGATGCCCAACCTCAAGGAAACCTTCGCCGCCATCGACAAGGAGCTCTCCGGGCTTCTCGATGACTCGTCCCCGCAGACCGCCGCCATGACGGCTGAGCAGTTCGTCGTGTACGTGCAGGACCAGCTCACTCTCGCCAAGTCGGACTCCGACCCCAGCGCGCGGATCTCCGCGCTGCGTGAGGTCGTGTCTCTCGCCAAGGCGTATAGCTGGGAGGACAACGACACGATGTCCGTTCCGGTGTTCAGCGGCGAACTCAGCAAGCCCGGCCAGTCCGCCGCTGCGGAACGCATCGCCGAGCACCCCGGCATGGGCCTCGGGTCTTCGGTGCCGCAGGGTTCCACCCCCGCCCCCGAAGGTAGCGCCTTCGCTGGCGCCGCCGGACCTTCCGGCCCGGCCAGCAACACCGCTTCCCCCGCTGCCCGGTACATGCCCCCGGCCACTCCGCAGTCGGAGCCCGCGAGCCCGTCGGAGGGCTTCATGGCGAAGGCTGCCGCGCTGTTGGAGAAGTCCGCCGACGGCGCTGCGCTCATGACCGAGCTCAAGGCCATGCTCGACGCCGAAGCGCAGCCCGGCGACGGTGCTGCCGCGAAGGCCGAAGCCGCCGCTGCCGCGAAGGACGAGGGCTGGCCTCTCGACCTGGCGACCGAGGCGTTCCTCGAGAACAAGCCCGCGGTGCGTAGCGAGGACGACTTCGGTGCCGACCCCAGCGGGCTCGGCCGCGGCAAGATCATCTTCGACTGAGCCCCCATGCGCGCACGAGTACGCAAAGACGTCTCAGCCCCCACGCTGCGGAAGGCTACGCCGACCGTGCCGTGGTCCGTTCGCGTTGCGGGCACACTGCCTCGCGGTGCTCGTGTCTCGAACCCTCTGCTCGGCGAAGAGCCAGCAGGTACGGTTGCAGTGTTCGATCTCGGGATGCCGCACGACTTCGAGGTCTTCGCCAAGGCCGAAGAGGCCGACGCGGCACTCTTCGTCGACGTGGAGCCGTGGGCGGATCACTTGCTCGACCGCGGCTTCTCGCTCTTCACTATCGACGGCGATGACACGGTGCTCGCCGCGAACTACAAGCTGCCCGAGGCACCGTGGCTTTCGATCACGAAGGCGGGCAAATACGACCACATCGACTTTAAGCCACCGCAAGGTGTCGCCACCGCTGCGGCGAAGGGGTTGGAGTATCGGAAGAAGGCGGGCGGCAAGGGTGGGCTGTCGACCTCCGAAGCCGCGGAGCAAGGCGTCGGCAGTGGTGTCGCGCGTGCGGCCTCCCTCAAGAACCGGCAGAACCAGTCACCCGACACCGTGCGTCGGATGAAGGCGTTTTTCGATCGGCATGAGGGCAACAAGGGAGTCGATCCGAAGTTCAAGGGCGAGCCGTGGAAGGACCGTGGGCACGTCGCTTGGCTTCTTTGGGGAGGCGACCCCGGTCGGTCGTGGGCGAACAAGATCGTCGGGCAGATGGACGCGGCCGACAAGAAGTCCGAGAAGGGCATCAAGGTCGAAGTCGAGATCGAGATCGGTGAGGATGATGAGCCCGAGATGGTCCCGGTGCTGAAGCCTTCTGCCGGCTTCGAGAACTTCGACGCTGCCCGCTACGGCGCGTCCGTGTTCCAAGTGGACGGCTGCGACCTGCTTTTCGCGGCCACCTACGAAATCGACGCTGGCCTCGCCTTCGTCAAACGACTCGCCCCTGAGCAGTCGCCCAAGTTCCTGCAGCCCCGCAGCGACGTGCCCGCGCACGACGTGGGCCTGCTGACCAAAAGCGCCGAAGTGATCAAGTTTGAGGACGAGACCGAGGAGCGTTACATCCTCGGCGTCGTCCTGGAGCCTGATGAGTTGGATTCGCAGAACGATACGATCTCCGCGGAAGAGATCCGTCGCGCCGCTCACAGGTACATGGAGGAGCACGGCAATGTAGGGCTACAGCATCAAGTCTTCGTCAACGACAAGATCAAGATCCTCGAGTCGTACATCGCCCCCACCGACCTCAACATCGGTGGGCAAACGGTGAAGAAAGGGACGTGGCTGATGGCCTTTCGCGTCCTGTGCGACTCCATCTGGGGCGCCATCAAAGACGGGACACTGACGGGCCTGTCGATCGGTGGCACCGGGCTGCGCATCGCAGTGTCTTGACTCCACGCTCACTACCCGTACACACTACAGTTCAGCTATGCCGACGAGTGAGACGACCTACGTACTGGCTGACCTCGATGTCAAAGAGGTGAGTGTCGTCGATCGTGGTGCGAACAAGCGCCAGCTCCTCGTCATCAAGAACGCCGAGAACGCCATGCCGACCAAGCCCGAAGTTCCCGAGGCGGAAGCCACCCCCGCAGCCTCACCCGCTCCCGCGCAGGCGGTCGAGCAGGCTGCCCCCGACAACGACGGCCTGATCGTAGGCATCCCGGAAGGTGTGGCGAAGAGCCTGGCCTCCGCGTTCGGCGAGATGTCACAACGCCTCAGCGCCCTTGGAGAAGCCGTCAAAGCGGCCCCTGCCGGCGAAGGCGGTGTCACCGACAAGTTCAAGGGCGAGGTGATGACCATCTCGTCCGCCCTGCGACAGCTCATCGGCGCCGAAAAGTCCGGCAAGCTCGGCGAGCTGCTCGAAAAGGGTGGCTTTATGGACTCTGCGTACTCCGTCAGCAAGATGCCCCCGACGGACATGGCACCTGAGTACGTGATGACCGAGCAGGGTCTCATGATGAAAATGCCCGCGGAGGCCATGAAGCAGATGGCTTGCGGGTACTCCATGGAGAAGATGTACTCCGCCGAGAGCGCGCTGTACGACGGCGACCTGCTGTCGTGCTGCGTCGAGTTGTACATCTGCCTCAAGGCCCTCAGCCCGTTCATCCCCAGCGACAGCGAGATGCCGCAGCCAATGGCGATGGCGATGCGGCTTTTCAGCGGCGAACAGCCGACCGTGAAGCAGTACGCCACGAACCAGCCGCAGCCCTCCATCGCGGCCGGCGTGCCCACTGCCAAGCACCCCGAGAGCGCACCCGTGCCCGGCATGGGGTCGAGCGAAGGCGACCTCGCCAAAGCGGGCCGCAAGCTCGCCGGTCCCAAGCTCGACAAGCTCGAAGGTGTGCTCGCTCAGCTCGCGTCCCTCGTGTCCGAACTGCAGCCCGCGAACGTGCCCGCCTCCGGTGAGGTCGCCAAGGCCGACTCCGCTGCACGGGACAAACTTCTCCAACTCGCTCGCTTGGCGAAAGCCCAAGCGGACGAGATCAAGATGCTGCGCTCGGCACGACCCGTCGGAAACGCGGGCCCCGTCGAGGGCGACAATGGCCAAAGTTCGTCCGGCGAGGTATCCTGGCCCGACGATCTCAACGATCTCGACGACTCCGACCTGTAGGTCGGCCAACCCACTCCACAGAGGACACTACAATGCCCGACGGTCTCACCCCCAACCGCAGCATTCTCACGAAGGCCGATCTCTCCCTTGCGGACCTTCTGACGGATGGCGGTCTGCTCGTCCCCGAGCAGGCGCAGCGATTCCTTCGACTCCTCATCCGCAAGAGCGTGGTCATGCCGATGTCCACGGTCGAGCCGATGCGCTCCCCCGAAAAGGAGATCAACAAGCTCCGTTTCGCTGGTCGCATCCTGCGTGCGGGCCAGTCCGGCCAGGCTCTCGGTGTGGCCGATCGGTCCAAGCCCGACCTGTCGCAGACCACCTTGCAGTCCAAGCTGTTCAAGGCCGAGGTGCGGCTGAACAACGAGACTCTCGAGGACTCGATCGAGCGCGGCAACCTTCGCAACACCGTGATGCAGCTCATGACGCAGGCCGTGGCCCGCGACATGGAGGACATCCTGATCAACGGTGACACCACCGACCCCGATCCGTTCTTCTCGCAGTTCGACGGTGTGCTTCGCCAGGCGACCAGCAACATCGTCAACGCCGGTGGCGTGAAGCTGAACAAGGCGATCCTCCGCGATCTGCAGAAGGCGCTGCCCACCGAGTTCCTCGTGAACAAGCTGGAGATGCGCTACCTGACCAGCGTGGACGCGGACATCGACTACCGCGACACCCTGGCCGATCGGGCCACCCCCGGCGGCGACTCGGCCCTCGGTGCGATGGCCAACTCCGAAGCCATCGTGGGCTACACCGGCGTTCCGGTCGTGCCCGTGCCCCTGTTCCCCGGTGATCGTGCCGACGTGCCCATGGCTCCCGGCATGACCAATGTGCTGTTCCTCGACCCGAAGAACATTCACGTTGGCATCCAGCGGGAGATCAGGCTCGAGACCGACAAGGACATCTCGGCCGGCGAGGTGCTCATGGTGATCACCCTTCGCTTCGACGTGAAGTACGCCGAGGAGCTGGCCGTCGCCAAGGCCATCAACGTGCTCGTCTGATCGAGCTGAAAGGACACGCAGACCATGGCACTCGGAACTCCCACTCTCGAAGCGCGACAGGGCCAGACGACCCTTCGCCCCAACTTCATCACCTACCTGCAGTTCGTGGGCGACGACGCCTACGCCACCGGAGGCACCGCGGACTTCAACGCCTTCGTCGGCGCCGCGCTCGGCATCAACGCCACCGTCTCCGCGGTCTCGGGCTACGGCAAGACCGCGGGAGTCGTCACCCACCTGCTCGAGTACGACGCCTCGGAAGACAAGCTCCTGGTGTACGTCCTCTCCACCGGCGCGCAGGCGGCCGACGCCGCCGACCTCTCCGGCGTCACCTTCGACGCCATCGTCACCCATCACTGATCCTCCTTCAGTGGCCCACCTCGTGAGACCGCGGGGTGGGCTTTCTCACCACCCTCACAGTTCAACCCGGAGAACACCATGAGCCAGACCACCTACTTCGTTCGCCTTTGCCCCTACAACAAGCGGAGGGGCTTCCTCGCGCGGAACTACACCTACCAGGGGCAGCGCTTCTCGTCCCGGTGGGTTCGCGTGTCCGCGATGCGGGCCAAGGAGCTCGGTGAGCTCACGCAGCCGCACGATACCGAGATCGACATCCCGCTGTTCGAGATCAAGACCGAAAGCGAAGCCCTCGACCTGGAGCAGCGCGCACGCGACAACGGGGAAAAGATCACCGCTCGGGTGAAGGACGCCCCGGTCGTACCTGACAGCGCGTTCCGAGACGACCGCCCCAAGGTCAATCTCGAGACCGGCGCCATCGAGGAGCCTTCGATCGAGCCGGCGGAGACGGTCGAAAAGGTCTCCAAGATCGAAGAGGCGGACTTCAAGGACGACGACGATGTTGCCCCCGCCCCGTCCATTCGCTCGGGTAAGGCCCGCTCCCGCAAGTGAGCGCCTTGCCGGCGTGACCACTGTGAGCGAAACTTAGCGTGGCGCTCATGGTTCTCATGCACGGTTGGTCGCCGTGATGTGTGTGCCGCCCTCCCCGGTTCGCTGGGGAGGGCATTTTCTTGCTACCCTGGTTGCTAATGGACCTCGTTCGCGGACAGCCCAACAGCAAGACGAACCCTCGGGTGCTGTTCGCGTGGCAGTCCCCGAACGTGGGCGACTCACAGGAGATCGGCCCCCCGTTCCCCGGGCGGCAGCTCAAAGGCGGTTTCTTTCAGCCGTTCGCAGACCCGCTCACGTTTCGCGTGCTCGACCCAACTGGTGCCGAGGTCGTGGCGCCCACTGCGGTCGACCCCACCGACCCCGCGAATCAGCTCGACTCGCCTGACCTGGCGGGCAACGGGGGGAAGGGGCGCATCATCGTGCTCCCGTTCACCATCTCGGCGCCAAGCCCTCCGGGGGTCTACACGGTTGAGGTCACGTTCATCGTGAACCCCACCGGCGGCCCGGCACTCGATCCACAGACCACCTCGTACACGTTCCGCGTGCTCGACGAAGCACAGCCTTACGTGCCCGGTGCCTATGCGCAGATCGCAGACATGCTTGCGAATGGGTTTCCTGTTGGCAGCCCCGCGCCGACCGGCGGCTTCACGTTCGTGGATGCCGTGCGCGCCCTCAACCGTGCGACTCGGTTCGTCGAGGAAATCACCTCGCAGTTCTTCGAGCCGCGCTACCTCGTGCACGACTACGACGGCAAGGGCGGGCCTGGCATCCAGACTACTCACCCCATCGTCGGGCTGACCGACGTGGCGTTCACATTCACGACCTTCACCCCTGCGGACCTGCCGATCATGGAAGGCGACTTGCGGGTGTACAACCGACACATCCGACAGGGGTTGCTCAACCCAGACGACCGACAGAACCCGCGCATCGAGTTCCTGCGCTCGCCGGTCTACCGCTTCCCGCGTGGGCAGATCCTTGGAGACACCGACCTGCTCTCTGGCTCGGTCGGCTTCCCGGACTCACAGCAGAATGTGAAGCTCCGCGGTGTGTTCGGGTACACGGACCCCGACGCCAGCCCGTTCGGCAAGACCCCGGACCTGATCCGTGAGGTCACCTTGCGGCTCGCCGCGCGGTACATCGAGCCCCTTTGGCAGCAGCTTGGTGGTGCTGGAGGCAAGGTCGGTTTCGCTGGCCCCATCTCAGCAGAACGAACGCTCGACCAGTCCGTGAGCTTCGCCAACATGGGCAGCGAGTCGGGGGCACAAAACGCTTTCGCTGGAGTGTTCACCGGCGACCCCGAGATCGACCAGATCCTCGCCTTGTACATGGCGCCGCCTCGTTTCGGGAGTGCGTGATGGCCTACCGAGGACGACTCATCTGGCCGATGCAGGCCCGCATCTCCCGGCTCAACACGGCCGCGACAGCGGCGAACAACATCGGCGGGCAGCCTTCCGGGTACGACCGGATCTGGCGTGAGCCCGTGAAGACGGCAGCCGGCGCTGACTCTCGGGTGTACTTCCCACAGATCGCCATCCCGTGCCAGGCGCGGACGGAGATGGGGCCGTTCGACAAGCAAGTCCAGCTACCCAGCGGGCGTGAGCTTGAGTTCAAGGTGAAGGTGACGCTGCACTACGCGGACATTGAGGCAGCTGGCCTCGTCGGCGCAGACGGCTCGGCGGTGTTCCAGCCCAGCGACCGACTCGATGCCTTGTACCGCACCGATGGCGTGACGCTGCTGCGTAACTTCTCTGACGGCCCGCTGTACTGTGTGCACGTTCAAGACCGCTCGTGGGGGCTTAGCGGCCTCACGCGGAACTTGGTCATGCTTTACTTCGACGACCGCCAGGAGAGCGCACGATGAAGACCGGGGACTGGGCACTCGCGCGCGCAGCGACCGACCGCATGGGTGCGCGCATGGTTGCCGCCACGCAGAAGGCGACGCTGCAGGAGGCGCAGATGTACCGCGCGCTGGTCGTGCGCGCGTTCAACTCCCGAGGCAAGAGCAACGGGAAAGCGTGGCAACCGTTGCAGCCCGCAACGGTCAAGGCGAAGGGGTCGTCGAAGCCGCTCATCGACACCGGCCAACTGCGCAATAGCGTGCAGGTGATCAACGCCGGTGGCGTGATCTTCGTCGGTGTACCGAGCAAGGTACGGTCGACCACGGGCGGCCCGCTTGTCTCAATCGCCGCGGTGCACGAGTACGGGAAGATCATCGCGCAGCGCCGCGGGGACAAGATCGTACTCATCAAGATCCCCGCGCGGTCGTTCTTGACCGCCACCTACGACAAGCACTTCCAGCCCGCCGACGTGCGCAAGCGGTACTTCTCTCGCGTCGCGTTGGCGATGGGCGGAGCGTGGGCGGTCGCTGCCCCCGCCACCGCGCGACAGCTTGCCGCTGTCGGCATCGCGGAAGCCAAAGCCGCAGGGGGTCGCTGATGGCGGTTCCCACCTTGTCGAGCATCACCCCGGCTGCGGGTACGCCTACCGGCGGGCAGGTGATCGCTATTGTGGGGACCAACTTCCGGCTACCCACGCCTCCAGGGGCAGCGATTCCCGTGCCCGCTGCGCCTCCGCCTGTGCGGGTGCTGTTCGGTGCTACGCCTTCGCCAGACGTGGCGGTGGTGTCGAGCACGCGGCTTCTCGTGCGCGTGCCGAAGCGTGCGCTCCCGGTGGTGGGCCCGAACACGCTGGCGAGCGAGCTCGTCGACGTGACCGTGGAGAACATCGACGACTCAGGGGTGCTCATCCCCGGCGAGACCGTCACGGCAGACGACGCCTACGAGTACATTCGCCCACCGATTGCCGTGAACTTGGCCGGCAAGTACGGGGTGACCCGTGTGACCGAAACACTGGTCGACCTGCTGCGCTCCGAGTGCCTCGCGAACACGATGCCGGAGACGGGAACGGACTACGACCCGAACACCAGCACCATCAAGATCGAGTCGGCTCGCACTCCGCAGTTGGTCGTGACTGGACCCGACCTCGAGTTCAATGCGTTCTTCACCTTCCGCGGCGCGTACTTAGTACCCGGCCCGCAGGCGCTCGAAGGATTCCGCCGTCGGCGACATCGTGTGGTCGACTTGAACTACGAGATCGTCGGCGTCACCAATGACAGCATCCAGCTCAACAACTTGATCGAGGTGCTGGCGCTGGTCGTTGAGCGTAACCCCACGCTTCGCTTCGAGCTCACGCCAGGCCAAGGCGACTTCATTGACCTGGAGATGCGCTGGACCTCCGACCCGAGCTACGAGCGACAAGGTGCCGACCCCGGGCTCATCTCCGACCTTCGAGTCTTTCGCGGTGCGCTGCAGTTGCGCGGTTACCCGCTGCGCCAGTTCCCCGGTGTTGATCAAGACGCCATTCAAGAGGTCGGCTTCGAGGTCGACATCACCACCCTTGAGGCACCCACACAGATCGGCGACAATCTGCCGGATACCCAAGGAGCCCCGACTCGCTCGCCACCCGACAGTGGCGTATGATGGAGGCGCTGCTCTTCGCAGGAGACCAAATGATCGACCTCAAGAACCGCTGCCGCGAGGCGAAGACCTACCAGTACCCTCGGGATGTGAGCGCCGGCCCGGTGCGCCCCCAGGTCATCAACGTTCACCGCGGGCACCTCAACCCGAAGAACGGTGTCGTGACCGTGCAGGAAAAGGCGCAAGCCATCGGTGGCGTTCTGCACCTGCCCCCGCGCGGCGAGGTCACCCGTCTCCCCGACGCGCTGCTCAACCACCCGGTGCTACAGCGAGACATCGAGGCCCGCCTCGTGGTCGTGCGCAAGTACCCCAACCCCACCACCGCCGCTTCGGTCGCGCCGGTCGAGGAGCCCGAAGCTCCCGCCGCCAAGCCCGCCGGTCCCCAGCACACCAGCACCAAGCGTCGCCGACGCTAGGAGTGAGCCATGAGCAACGCCCTTCTCTCATCCAAGATCGTCATCAACGAAGAGCCACCGCGCATCCGCAGCTTCACGGCGCTGCCCACCGCTGTGCTCGGCATGGTCGGCATCGCGGAGCGCGGCCCCATGGATAAGGCGGTGCTCGTCACTTCCTTCGACGAGTTCGTCAACACCTTCGGCGGCTACACGCTCGAGTCTCGTGACACCGTGGCCGCGGTCGAAGGCTTCTTCGAGGAGGGCGGGCAGTTCCTTTGGTTCGTCCGCACCGCGCGGCACACTGACATCAACGACCCCAACTCCAACGAGGCCCTCTCGGCGACGGGCGAGGCGGACACGAACGCCGCCGCCGCTGCGCCTCCGGTCGTGCTCGGAAACCTGGCCGCCCCGTTTTCGCTGGTGGACGGAGACACCATCTCCATCTCCCTGAACGGAGCAGCTGGCGTGGTGTCGACCTTCAACGCTGCGCCCGCGACCGTGGACGCCACTGCCACTGGCACCTACACGCTGGCCACCCGTGCGACGCTGACTTCGGGCAACTCGGAGACCTTCGCGCTCACGAACGGCAACACGCTGCTGATCAGCGTGGACGGTGAAGCGGACCAGACCGTCACGTTCAACACCGCGGACTTCGGGTCCATCGGTGCTGCAACCGCCGCTGAGGTCGCTGCGGTGATCCTCGCGCAGACCACCGACGTTGGCGCTGTCGCCTCCGGCGGAGACGTGGTGCTCACGAACACCCGCAGCCTGCTCAACTCCCGCACCCTCGAAGTGACCGGCGGCACCGACGCCGCCGCGTTCGCTTTCCCAGGCGTGGCGGCTACCGGCACAGGTGAAGGCGACACCGTGCTCGTCTCGGTGGACGGTGAGGCGGACCAGACCTTCACGGTCTTCCTCGCGGACTACTCGGACATCGAGAACGCCACCACCGCCGAGGTCGCTGCGGCCATGACCGCGCAGCTCACCGACGTGGTCGCGTCCGACGTGTCGAACACCGTCCGGCTGACCAACTCTCGGGGCAGCGGCACCAGCTTCTCGATCGAGGTGACC